ATAACTGCTATTAGGTACTATGTTTTTCATCTGATGAGGGACCATAGGTTCGCATCTAAAAACATCGCCTTCTTTTAGTTCTTTATTAATTATTTTTCCTGTTTTAGGATCAATTAATGTTAATTGAAATCTTCCGGTATTTATAAACCATGTACTGTCTCTTTCTTTATATATGATAAAAGGCGTTACAGATTCTGCTTTTTCAAACACGTTAATTTTTCCATCGTATTCGTCTGTTTTTGCAAATATAAGTTCTGTACCCCAAGGATGTGTAATGACATTGTTCATAAATTACTCCAGTAGGTCTATTACTTGAAAAAGTGTTTCTAATTTATTAATGTTAACTTTATTTGTAAGAGTATTGCGCAATCCGTGATGCAATGGCTTAGGCCATTTATTAAACGCTGTCCACGAATAACCGTCGTGTTCTTCATTAAGATTTGGTATAAACTCGTTCTTAACTAAACATAGATATGTATGAAAATGAAATTTGCTATCGTTTGAAATAAAAGTTTCTAGTGGAACTGTTTTTTGTATTTCAATTTGCCCAATTTCTTCTTGTATTTCTCTCTGCAATCCTTCCCACGGAGTTTCTTTATTTTCATTTGTGCCTCCTACTAAGCCCCACTCGTTCTTGTGTTTGCCTCTAGTTCTATGCAAAAATAAAAATCTTTTTGTTTCAAGAGAATATACTAATGCGCCGCTACAAATAATCTTTTCATTGCTCATACAATTAATTATGTATTAAACAATGATTAGCCCTCTAGTTTGACAAGCCAAGTGCCGGCAGGATATTCGCCTTCTATAGACAGTAACCATTCCGTGCCATTCCATCTATATTGTACACCTGTATTAAGATTAGTTGTGTATGTTGCTGTATCTGTTTCACTTGCATCAAAAACAATAATCCATTTTGCACCATCCCATTCTATTATATCATTTTCGGATGCTACAAAGTCACTACTATCGTTATTTTGCCAAGCAAGCGGGCCTTGTGTATTTTCTTCGGATCCAATATCTGATAATAACAAAACTCGCAGACCTGTTGTTTTTAACTCTGCGGGATTTATACGTTGAGGGTCTATTATATAGTCTATAGTTGTTTTTCCTGCTATAACAGTGTCGTCCGGAAAACTATCAATATCCCAATTAACAATTATTTGTGTTTCGTTAATTTCGTTCAAAGTAAACGTTCCAGTAACAGAAGTAGTTGATTCTGCTTTATGTAAAAATATGCGTGATATATCTGGTTGATAAATGCCCGGATATGTATTTAAAATATCTCTCCAATTTTCTACACCTACTGTACCGGCTTTTGTTAATTGTATAACATTGCCTGTTACGTATATTCCGTAATCTTGATAAGAAGTTGTTTTTAATTTATGAGGAGTGTTTATTGTTGTTTTAATCGATCTAGTGTTGTTTGTGTCAAACGCACCTGTAGTAACGTTATCATCAAATGCATTTATAATAGGACTACTAAGTCCTAAATCTATAGTACCTGTGGCTTCGTCAAAAATACTAGTAATAATGTTTGTAATTACTCCAAGACGTTTTACTTTTACAGGTGCACTTATGTATATAGGAGTTTTAAAACTTAATGTTGCAACATCAATTTCGCTATCAGTGCCAGTAGGAATACTTCTAGAACTCCAAACAATATTTTCTAAATCTACAACAGTTAAACTAGCCCAATCAATATAGTTGTCGGTAGTTTGTATTTCCAAACTCGGATTAAACAAAACTAGTACTTGTTCTAGTATTTGTAACTTTTGATCTGTATTTGTTGTCCATATATCTACATTTACGCTAAGTGTATATGGCGCTGGCATTAATCTTTCTACTGTGTAATTTTTTCCTTCATAATTTAAATACTCTTGTCCTGCTTCGTCATATGCCCTTTCACGTATGTGTCTTTTATTAGAGTAAGTTTTATCACTAGTTCTGGTTCGATCCATTTCAAGACCAGTAACATATAATGCCATTCTTGGTGCACTCGGAATAGCATTTTCGCTGTTTTCTCGAATTATGTGTGCAACCTGTCTCGACAGATCACCGTAAGTAACAGGTATAACAGTTTCGTTTCCCTTGCCGTCCTGCACTGAAAAATTACTCATCATACGAACCATCTGAGTAACATATCTTCTTATTTGACCATCATAAAAATGTAGCATTAATTATCCGCCTTAGGCCTAAGTGCTTGTGACAGACTTTGCCTTTCTTGTACTTCGTCTCCAGCAATAGTATCTACTTCTTCATTATTGATAAAGGAGGTAATTTTTGTATTTCTGTTATTGGTATTAGACAAAGTCATTCTAACATCATCTTCTACCTTAACCCATCTTCTACCATCATATCTAAATAATCGTTTAGGCATAAAATCTGTCCTTAAAAAGAAATCGCCTTCGTATTTGTCAGTAGGGAAACTTATTCCTGCACCAAATGCTTCTCCATTTGGCGGAATGCCGTCACCGAGTAAATAACCTTGATATCCTGACCTGCTCGGCGCCTGATGTACACGACTTGCATCTAAATTGCCGCTTTCGACGCTGGCATCTATTTCTGCATCATCGGCTGTAGCAAGTTCAGGTTTACCATCTTCACCGACTTTTATTGTATATAAATGTGTTGTGTCGTATCCTGACTTAGGGGCATCTGTTTCGGCTTCAGATAATATTGCATCATTAATCTGCATTTCTTTTTCATAAGTGCTTAACAAATCTCTTAATGTTCCTTCTTGTGGGTTTTCTTCGTCCATTGGTTGATTAAGAATGTCAGCATATTCTTGACTATCTACTATTTGTTTTAGTTTTAGTCTATAAAGATGAGGATACCAAGTAGGTGAAAATCCTTCTGCTGCACGGTTTATATCTTCTACTACATAAAATCTTTTAAGAGCAACACTATGATCATTAGCAGCATATTCATCTTTTAAATGAGGTAATTCGATAACATCTCCAGGCATTATTTTTCTACCTAAAATATCAACCGAATTGCGTATATGAATTGTTAAAAACAATACATCATTACTTAAGAATAGACCAAATTGACTTAGATCAAAATCTATGTCTTGAACATTGTATATTCCACGCATTGTATAAATGTCAGGATCATATTTTCTATCTCTATTTTCTAAAAATAGCATATCCTGTATTTGTGTTTCGTCTTTGACTGTAGTTCCGTCGTCTGTACCTATATACTTGTGTACAAACAAGTCTGTACCGCCAACAGTAAACATTTCTAGAATTTGTTTATCTAAAAATTCGTAGTCGTTTCCGCGCTCTGGTTTATATAATGATAATCTTGGCATACACATATTTATCGATAAATACTTTACGGAGAACTTCTATGACAGCGACAGCAACACAAAAACAAGAAATATTCGATTATGTATATGCTATGCTCGGCGGCGGCATGGTAGACGTTGAACTGGATCCAGTTCATTACGAAACAGCATTAAAAAAGTCACTAACTCGATTTAGACAAAGATCTGATAACAGTGTTGAAGAAAGTTATATTTTCTTACCACTTGTAATAGATCAAAACGAATATACACTTGCAAACGAAGTTGTAGAAGTTCGTAAAGTATTTAGGAGAAGTATTGGTTCTAGAAGCGGCGGCGGAGACGGCGGCACTGTGTTTGAACCATTTAACTTGGCTTATACAAATACCTATTTGCTTTCAAGTTCTAATATGGGTGGATTAGCCACTTACGATCTTTTTAGTCAATATCAAGAGTTAGTAGGCAGAATGTTTGGATCTTTCATAGAATTTAAATGGAACTCGACAACCAAAAAATTAACAATACTACAACGTCCCCGAGCAGACGAAGAAGTTATGCTATTTTGTTATAACTATCGTCCAGATGGACAACTTCTTGAAGATTATCTTGCAGTACAGTGGATTAAAGATTATACACTTGCTAGTTGTAAATATATGCTAGGCGAAGCACGTTCAAAATTTGCTACTATTGCAGGACCACAGGGCGGATCAGCACTTAACGGTGATGCTCTTAAAGCAGAAGCACAATCTGAAATGGAAAAACTTGAACAAGAAGTATCAACAGCAGTTCCAGGCGGAACAGGATACGGATTTACAATCGGTTAATTTTATAAAACAGTTGACAACACATTGATTATATGTTATCTTATAAAGTATTCTAATAAGAGGAATATTTCATGATAATTGGCGTGTGCGGGTTGATAGGTTCCGGTAAAGGAACTGTAGGTGATACTCTAGTAGAAGATTTAGGATTCCAAAAAATTTCATTTGCTGACAAGTTAAAAGATGCTGTTGCAGAAATGTTCGAATGGGATAGAACTTTACTGGAAGGAGAAACAGATGAAAGTAGAGAGTGGCGAGAACAACCAGACAAGTTCTGGACTAGAGAAACAAAAAGAACAGTTACTCCGAGACTTGTTTTACAGTTATTTGGTACTGATTGCATGCGACGTGGTTTTTTCGATGGCATCTGGGTCAGTCTTGTAAAAAAGAAAATACAAGAAAATCCAAACACTAACTTTGTTATTCCTGATGTACGTTTCCCTAACGAAATTAAAATGATCGAAGAATTAGGAGGAGAAGTTTGGTGGGTACGCAGAGGACAACTTCCTGGTTGGTTCGTTGATTATCGTATAAGTGCAGTAGAACCTAAAGACATCCATCCGTCAGAGTGGGAATGGGGTAGAGCAAATTTTGATTTTATAATTGACAATAACGGAACAATGCAGGAACTTAAAAATCAGGTAGTAGATCGCCTTGTTTCCAACGCACTCCTTCCTTCTGAAGAACTCGTTGGCAATTAGCACATATTGTTTTTAGATTTCCCATTCTACTGTTATTAAGATCTCCGTCTATGTGATAAACATTAAACTGCTCAGAGTGCTTACTTTTAAACCCGCACTTTTCGCAGACATCTTTTTTCTTATACCCAGATAGTTTCCATTTAGGAACACCGGGCTTACCAAACTTAAGGCATACTTCGCAAAGT